CACCAATCTACCTTTATTTGTGGCTCCATCATATTCACCTGCTAAATTAACATAACGAACAGTTGCTGCACCAAAATCTAATATACCGCCTTGAGTTGAAGTATTTCCATAAATTTCAATAGAACCATAACCACCAGCAGAATTGAAAACAGTAAGTGTGTTGTTTAATCCAGAGTTAATTGCTGGACTACTCGTTCCAATACCCACTTGCTGATTTGAATTAATGTATAGAGCATTTGTATTAGCCGTCTGTAACGCTAATGTACTTGGTCCATTTAATATAGGACTGCTTACAGAAGTACTTGTAATAATTGATGTATTAACAATCTCTTGATTAACTGTCGTGGTTGTACCTTGAACAACCAAGTTACCAGACATTGTTGTGGTACCAGAAAATACCAAATTAGGTTGTAACTGAGCAGATGTAATTAGTCCAACAATACCTGTGTTAGCAACACCTGATGTTGGAGAAACTTCATTGGCGGTAATTAGTTGTTGAGACATTTATTTTTTTAATTAATTTGAAATTTGTTGAACCAATTGTTCTTGAGTTCTTTGGTAAGCGGATTTAATATCCACATTTAAAACAATTTCCTCATGTGTTGTACCAGCAATTGGCTGACCATTTTTTAACTGCTCTTGAACATGGTTATTTACAATTTCATCCATTGCAATTCTACAACGATTATGAACTGCATTATCAATCCATTCTTGTGCCGAATTGGCTACATAATGAATAGCTTTATCTTCTGCATCTGTTAATGTTACTGTATATGTTGCCATTTTATTTCCTTAAATTATCCTATTAAAAATCCTGACCAGTAAGTGTGGCCACTATAAACATTTGGACTGGCAGAGCCAGTTCTTAAACCCATTTGTACATAATCATTTGCATTTAAGTATATAATAAATGCCCAAGACATCATGGTTGAACTCGCAATCATCTGCAATGCGTCAGCGGGGTAGTATCCAGCCCCGTTTTTGTAGACTTGATAATTTGCACCAGCAGTATTAAAATCATACACTTGGAACGTAAATGAATAATACCCTGCTACTGGAGCTGTAAACGTGCCATTACTATATCCAGAAGTTCTAGTTGAAGGTTGTGATGGTGTAGTAACAAGACCTCCACCAAAAGTTGAACCAGCGGTATAACTTCCACCGGTAACTGAAGAGAAAAATGAAGGTTGGTAAGGTGTTAACACGGCGCCAGTACTTGTAATTGTTGCGCAATAATCAGGTGCTGCTATAGCTAATCTGAATTTAATACCAGTAGCACCATATGATGAACCTAAATATAAGTTTGTTCCATCATTAACCAAGTATCCAGCGGTTGAAGTTGAACCGTTAGGATTTAATTGGATACCTGTTGTGCCACTTGATTGAATGTTTAACTGAAAATTACCTGATGAACATCCAATATTTAAATGTCCGCTAGAATCAAGACGCATCCGTTCTGCAATATTTGAGCCACCATTAGATGTTTCAAATAATAAAGCTCCAGCTTCAGAACCTGCTGTAGTTGTTGTGAATGCTCCCTGAATAGCAGCAAATCTAAATCTATTTGATGCACTATTTGGACCAGCAAAGTTTAGACCTGGATTAGTTGTATATCCAGCCAAATACAAAGTATCGTAATCACCTTGAATCAAAGCATTTGGGTAAACTTGGCTTGACCCTGAGTAATATGTTGTGGATGTTGTAGTATTAACTAACACTTGACCAGACGAATTAATACGCATAGCTTCTGTCCCACCAACCAACCAGCGGTGGGCCAAAGGTACACCAGCATTATTAACGTAGGCAGAGTTATACCAAGCTCCTGTGCCATCTGTACCTATATTTAATGCCTGTGCTCCAGATCCAGAACCAAACACTACCGATCCTGTAGTCATGTTACCAGATGTAATTGGGCTTTGAGCTGATCCTTGATTTACTGACAAAACAGAAGTAGCTTGAGTAGCAGCAGATCCCACATATAAGTGGCTTCCATCAAAACTTAAATTAGCAGAACCAGCAAAACTGCCAGAGCTATTGTATTGTATATAATTATTTGAGCCGCCTGGGGTTACACCAGCAACAGCTGTGTATTGCAAACCAGTACCAGTAGACTGCAAGAAATAACCAGAAGTACCAACTGTAGACAAGCCAGTACCACCATAAGCAACACCTAAAGCATTTGTTAGATTTAATGTTGGTAAAGTCCATGTACCACTAGAGTTTACAGAACCTAATGATGAACTACCCACACCACCATTATAGAATGTAAGACCTGCACCAGAACCAACAGAAATTCTTCCTGTGGATCCTGAATAATCCATTACAATACCAGATGTATATGATCCTAAAAATGCTCCTGTGGAATATAATCCATTGTTAGCAACTTCTGAATTAACATAAGTTGTGTTACCGGCAACAGTTAAGTTACCAGCAACTACCACGTTAGCGGCAAATGTTGATGTACCTGTAAATGTTAAATTAGAACTTAATTTGGCAGATGTAATTGAAGCATCATTAGGAACTCCAATAGAAGTAAGTGCAATACCTTGAGCACGAATTCTAGTACCTGCTGGTGGAGTAAAGTTCAAATAAAGATTAGAACCATTTACATAATAATCATATTGTACAACACCGTTTGCTGTAACAATTAATGAGTTAGAAGAAACCGGTGGAGCAACCAATGTGATTACGTTTTGTGTACCATTGGTAATTGTGTTGGTTACAAATGTATTAGCAATTTGTAACGAGAGCATCGATTGTGTAATACTCTGTGAAGATGGCACATTCACCTGAGAAGCAATACCAAGATAGTTCACTTCGATTGGGGAGTTGGCTGCTGGTGCTGCTGAGAGTATTAATTGATTACCAATTAGGTAGTATGCTGGATTGGTTGTCGAAGCAACTTGTTTAACGCCACCAATATACACCAGAATCGATGTGGCGGATGCTGGAGTATATGATAAAGTAAATGTCGTAGATGTACCATCGCCTGTGAAATAATCCACAGGATAATTCATTGACGATAAAGGATTTCCTAGATAAGACATGTTTTATTTATGGATTTAGTAGGTGTTGAATTTCATCTTCTGTTAAACCAAGAGCAGACAATTTTGTTTTAACTTCTTGTTTAGAATTTATTTTTGCTTGTTCAGCATCAATTATGGCTTGTTTTTTGGTTTCATTTACCACTACTTTTCCGTCAATCAGTTCCCAAGCATTGAAATAAGTATGATCTTCTGGAAGTTCTGAATCTTCAATAATGATAGCGTGGTCAGGACAATCTTTAGCTAACACATCCTCAATAGTATTATTTTCTAAAAACTCAGGAGAAGGATATGTAACGGAAACGCCGCCATTATCGTTTGTATGAATAATTATTTTAGCCATTTTTATCCTTAAGCAAATACAGAAGCATATACATAATTTGAGTTAGAATATCCAGAAGTCCAAACAGCTACATCAAATCTAGTGGAACTAGGCGGATTATCACTATCTTGGTTAGCTGAAATGCCAACACCAGTATTTCCATTTGAATATGATGTTAAAGCTGATATTGCATAGTTGGCAGAAGCCATAGCGTTGGTAAAATTAAATGTATATCTTCCTGTGCTATTAACAGTAATACTTGAGCAATTGTAAGAAGCAAAAATAGAGCCAGCTGTTGTTTGGTTGCCACCTCCCCATTTAGCCCATGCTTTAGCAGTAGTTTTTGCATACACAATACCAGTAGCTGTATTTTGTGTAGTACCCCCAACAAATATGTTGCCAGATGGGTCAATACGCATATGCTCAGTACTATTGGAAGAAAATGCTAAATATGAACCTGATACAGTTGCACCAAATTTAAAATAACCTTGGTTTTGCGTTCCATCAACACTGCGTCTTAAAAAGAAATCAACATAAGGCCAACTGCCAGTAGATGTATTTCTATAGGCATATAATTGTATTTGGTCAGTATTTCCATCATTTGTAGCACTATTAAAAATGTATTGAATATTACCAACCGTGTTACCTAATGTGGCAGTTAAAATATCCAAGTATGCACCCGGAGATGATTGGCCAATACCCACATATCCAGTAGAATTAATACGCATACGTTCTGCCGTGGTACCATTTGTACCTGTACTCGTTTTAAAGATTATATTAGTTGCTTGTTGAGTTAACTGTATACCTTCATTGTATGTGTTGTTATCATTTGTTCCAAGACTTAAATAACCACCATTACCCGATACTCCATATCCAGTAATTTGTCCACCATAGTTATTACCTAAAGTTGAATCACCAAAAGTTAATGTGGGTTTTGTGGATGAATAAAGATTTAATGTTGTTGATGGATTTACTATTCCAATACCAACATTTCCCGTTGCAGTAATTGAAACAGCTTCTGAACCATTGGCAAATAATTGTGTACGATATGGACTTGGAGTTGTTCCTAATCCACCCATTCCTATACCATACATATTCGTACCACTACTCTCATAAAGAGCAATAGATTTACCTATGTTAGCACCAAAAGATAATGGGAAATTTGCACTAGTAGAACCAATAGCAACGTTACCTGCAGAGGTGATACGCATTGCTTCTGTCCATGAAATGGAATTGCTTGCTGTTCCTGACGTAGCATATTGCCATACATGAGTACCAGAATATTGATAATATTGTGTTGCTGCGGCACTATTAATATATTTCCAACCGGAATTATATACCGCATTAGAATTTATTTCAATACCAGTACCTGCATTATTATCAATAGTAGCATATGCACCAATTTGAAGTGTTGTTCTTGTGGCGGTTGCTGGAGTTACACCAAGACCTAAATTTCCATTTGTATCAATTCTCATTCTCTCAGTAGAATTTTGTGAGAATATCAAAGGAGAGTTTACTGAACTCCAAACAAATGAAGCATTAGCAACACCAGTAAGTGTTCCTGAAGAACTATCAATACCAATTGCTGTGGCACCTGCTCCATTGTTAGAGATAAAATAAGATGTGTTTGTGCCTGTCGTAGATTTTGTTGACGTAATACCTGTTGGACCTTGAACATCCAATTGATATCCTGGTGTTGTCGTACCAATACCCACCTGATTACTGGAGTTCCAGTAAGGTGCTCCAATAGTCAGGTTTGTTTGAGTAATGGTATTTGCAGCAATATCAGAGGCAACAACGGTACCTGCTTGAATACTTGCTGCATTAATCTGCGATATGCTCATCTATTTTTTAGTTTGGTGTTACGTCTGTTACTGTTGGTTGTGTAGGTGCTTGTGTCTGTTGTTGAGCTTGAACTTGTGGAATTGCTTGACCACGAATCTTATCAACAACTGGACTTACCTGCGCATATGGCAATTGTCCAAGACCTTGCATAACTACATTAACTTCGTCTAAATTAAGGGTAATCGAAATATCACTCATTTTAAATCTCCATAAATTTACCATCTATTAAAAATAAACTTGTATAGGATGGTTGTCTAATACAAGTCTGTATATTATTTAGGCTGTGTTAAAACCGCTTAAGGTAAAGTATTTCTTGTGTTATTAAGTTATTTTTCCAAAAAATCAAAATTTATTACAATTCTTTGTTTATAATTTACTGGATTATTTCCAGCATGTATTCTGTGACCATCAAATAAAATTGCACTACCTTTTTTTGGAGTATTTCTTTTATATTCTGATATTTCTTTTGTTATTTCGGTGCTTTCGCCTAAAGTATAAAATTCGTTAAACAATACGGTATCTCCATCTGAATCATTAACATAATATACTAATGTTTTGTACGGAGAAGCTTCTGGTAAATCAACATGTGGTCTATTATATTTGTTTAAATTGTGTCCAATAATAGGTGTTGTTTTTCTAATTCTTATTCTTAATATTCTATTAAATTCAATATTAAATTTATCTTCCATAAAATATAATATGGATTTAAAAAAAGGATAATAATTTGAATTTACTCCATTATATGAATCATATATGGTATGTACCAATCCAAAAGATTCTGTTACTGCTGGATTATTATAATCTCCTTTTGATATTTCATCATAAAAATACCAAGGAAAATTAATATCATTTAATGTATTTTCAATATCATTTTCATAGTGCTTCGATAACAAATTTTCAATTACTTGCATTTCAATCCCAATTTAATGTTTCATCATTCCATCTACGAACATATCTACCTCTGGTCATATCATGTCCTGGATATGGAATTGGAGGCTCCCAATTTATTCCATTTAATAACCATCCTCTATGTGGACATGGTGGTATAAAATTAGTACCATCCCATGTGTGTCCTACACTACCATAGTGGCCACGTGTTCCATCTTGAAAGGTTTGTATAAAATTACCTTCAGGTTTAACGTCATTAACAACAACATTAATTACAGTATTTGAAGAATCTATTTGAGACCAAAAGTACATTTTTATATTCCTGCTACATATCTGATAATAACTGCGCCTTGATATCCTGAACCACCAGCATCAAGTTCTAATCCACCGCCGCCTCCACCACAACCATACCATGTGGCATTTCCACCAGCACCTGGACCCCAACCTAGGGTATTGGTTCCCCATCCGCCGTTTCCGGCTCCTGGTCCTCCGGTTCCTGGTGGATAATAACTAGAATTAACATTTGAGTATGCTCCGCCACCGCCTCCGCCAGATGCATATGTTACACCTACTCCGGTTATATCACTAATAATGCCTCCACCAGAAGCATTAATTTTTTCACCTTGTGATCCGTTGTTAGAACCATTTCCTCCGGTACCTCCGCCGCCATTATCTCCACCACCACCGCCACCTCCACCCACAGCGGTAATACCATTAAATGTTGTAGAACCGCCGCCACCGCCAGCATTACTAGTACTATTTGTGCCTCCTCCACCACCAGCACCAATACTATATGAAATTCCTGCTCCTGGTGTGACGGCCATTTTTGAAACAAAAACTACTTGGCCTCCACCGCCACCACCAGCTAAATTTGCACCACCGCCACCACCACCGCCAATAATTAAAACATCAATATGATAAACATTTGATGGTACTGTCCAAGATGTGCCTGACGTGAGTGTAACTAAAGTTGCAGCACTTGATACATTAGTATTTGCATATGTTGTATATACGTTTGAACCTAAATTTCCATAATAAGTTGTAGCACTAATATTACCATTAACAGTAAGTGTTTGTGAAGGTGAATTTGTATTGATACCTATTTGACCTGATGAATTGACGGTTAATCGAGATGTATTATTATCTTTGTCGTAAATAAAAAATAATCCTGCACCTTCACCTGCTCCAGTATCCGTACTTCTTAATTCATAAATTTTACTACCTTGAATTTGAATTGAAGGACCATATGTACTTCCTGTTTGAAATAAAGCCGCACGATAATCATTTGGATTTTTTACATGTAAAGAATAAATTGGATTGGTTATTCCAATACCTACGTTACCTGTATTAGCAATACGCATGCGCTCAACAAAACCATTGGTACCAAAATATAAATGGCCACTTCCCATACCAATAAAGGCATTATATGTAACAGCATCAGTTAAATTGATGGTTGCATCGGCACCAGATGTATTTGCTGCAAATCTACCTACTAAATTTGAGAAAGGTGTAGTGTTTGCTGCTGTAGTATTTTTAACGCTGAATGGTATATTAGTGCCTGTTGGACCCTGAACATCCAATACAAACAAGGGTGATGTAGTTCCAATACCAACGTTAGAAGAATTCCAATATGGAGCACCAACACTTAGTTGTGAAAAAGTAATACTATTATTGGCATGAGCATTTGCTGGTAATGTATATGGAGTAATAAAGTTACCAGGAATGACTCCGCCATTCTGCGTATTAGCAAAATAAGAATTGGTTGCCGAAGCAAGTACGTTACCTGTTACAACGTCTGTGGTTATCTGTGTAAGTGCCATGTCTTATTTATTAAGGTTTAGGATATTGATTTTTGATTGCTTGTATTTGTGCTTTCCATGCATCATAACCACCATGATATAAAGTATCCAATTGGTCAACAATAGATGGGTAAGCCGCTTTGCGAGCATTACTGTAAATTGCCATGTGGTCAGATAAAGCTTGTTGAAATTCATCATGAGTCAATTCACGAATACCTACTTCTTTTGTAACAGGATCGGTATCTTGTTTATGAATTACAAGTTCGTCCGGTACAACATATGATGTTTTACCTTCATAATCTCTATGGTCGTCTGGACCAATAAGAAACATCGTTCCGTCTGGATTAAATACACATTTCATCATTAACCTCCAATATATGTCCAAGCGCCAAAACCACCGCCCCAGCGTTTACGAGTCCAAAATTTATTATCACTATAGTCTTGGAAAAGTTGACCACCATCTCCTACACCTGTACCTTGTCCGCCACTCATACCATTCCAAAGAATACCTGCATTGTCGGGAGCGTTGGTAGCACTAGAAGCATAAGAACCCCAAACACCTGGTGATCTATTTGCATTAACATCAATATTAGAAGTAAAAGTACACAACCATGTACCTGCACCAGAAGCAACCCCACCAACAAAAAAGTTTCCACCAGTAGAAAGAGCTGTTGGTGCATATACGGTACCACCAGTATCAATGTAAAGTCTATTTGCTCCGGCATTATTATCGTAAATTCCAAAATATCCAGCTGTTACTGGTCCACCTCCAGAAGAATAAATGGACCAACTCCGTCCTCCGGTAGCACTGGTAGCTAAAGAAAGATATGTACTATTTGTGCTGGATCCAGAAAGAGCAAGGGATCCAGCTGAATTAAGTGAAAATGGAGTTACATCACCACTACCTACAATAGTTTGGTGTATGTTAAAAGCTCCTGTTGTGGCATCAATTTTCCAACTATCAGGATTTGCATTGTAATAAAAAATAACACTACAAATACTATCATTTGCAGGTCTTGGGCCAAATCCAGCCGTACCATAAGTGCCGTCACTTACCCAAAAATAAGAAGATCCATCATACACGTTAAATTTGTGACCATTATTAAGGTTTGTACCAATAGATAATGTACCATTACTATACATACGCATTTGTTCTGTGTAAGCAGAGCCGGTCCATTTTCCAAAACCAAGATACTGATTTGAACTTACGCCTTGTCCCCAAACAATATTTGTTTCACTATTTGATTGAGATAAATTTCCACCTATTAACAAACCATAAGTTGCTGCAGCAGGAGGATTTAATGAATTGGCTCCCATCCACATCCAATTATTACTTGATGCTGTACCGGCACCGTTTATTGTTAATAATGTTGCTGGACCTGTTGTGTTAATACCCACATATCCTGTGGAAGTAATTCGCATTGCTTCTACCGCAGCACTACCATCCGGTTTTTTGTTAAAAATTAAACTTGCACCATTTGCTCCTGTGAGAGCATTAACAAAACCAGTTTGTATAGTTCCACCATCATTAGTGGTAAAAGAAAAATTAGCGTAATCGTTTCCAGTTCTATTTCTTACTGTAAGTCCTACTGCATCCACAGAATAACTTAAAATATCCAAAGGATGATTTGGACTGGTAGTACCAATACCCACATTACCATTAGAAGTAATGGATATCCTGTTTGTATTAGCAGTTTGTAATGTAAGATTGCTTGTTGAATTTATTGTATTACCAGATAAATTTATATTACCATTAGTTAACCAAGTTGGCGCACCAGTACTTAACTGAGTAGGCCCAATAGCCGCAGAAGAAGAAATATCGGTGGCGACAATCTGTTGTAAAGACATTTAATTATCCTAATTTTGATACTGAATTCGCTAGAGCAGCTTGATAATCAGCAATAGTCTCTGGTGTATGTACAGCAGCGCATACTGCTTTTACTCGGTCATCTTGTGTAGAGTAATCTTCACCTGGTGCAATAGTGAACCTGTGGTATGATGAAGATAATTCTTTACCATCTTCCAAAATACGGGTACATTCTCTTACATGTACTACACCATTTTCTGAAATTTCTATTTTATCGTTTACTACTACTTTTTCTAATGCCATTTTAAATCTCCTTTTTGTTGTCCGCCTAGTACATCCATACTAGGTATATTAGAAAGATGCTTGATATGTATAAGTCATATAAAATCCAAAAGAACCTACAGGAAGGGTGTTGGCGTTATCATATCTCCATAATCCTACTGATGTTCCTCCTCCCGTTACATTAAGACCCCAAAAATATCCAGTTTGATTCCACTCTCTAGCAATACCACTGGATGAACCAACCGAAGCACAAGTAAATGGTAAATTATTAATTGTAGGATTTGCAGTTCCACTTGCAGCAGTTCCAGAAACGGAAATATTTACTGTTACAATTCTTCCTATTTTTGTATATGTTGCTGTTTGAGTTAAACCGGAAACGCCTCCGCCAGTTGAACTCCAAGTTGGTGTCCATGTACCTGTTTCATAATCGTTCAGTACCGAATTATTTAAAGCTGAACTATTATTAAATTGAATCCCACCTGTTGTAGAAGATAATTGCAATACTCCACCAGCAGTCAAAGTCATAATCTGAGATGCGTTTGCTGTTGCACTTGTACCTTGTGTTCCAGGAAGAACGGTTGACCATTGGTGTATTCCAGCATTTCTGTTTATAGAATAATATGCGCCAGGTCCGGTTGCTGCATAATTTATACCACCAGAAGAATTAATATAAAAATTATTTCCAATAAATGTATACAATCCGCCAGTATTGACCGAAAAAGATGATGTAGTACCCAATTGAAATACGGAATATCCTGATTGCCAACTTAATGGTGCGCCTCCAAGTCCTAAATTACCAGAAGAATCTAATCGCATCTTCTCGCCTTCACCACCGGCATTAAAAACTATATTACCACCACTAGAATCGGAGTTATTTGACGTGAATAATAAACTACCTCCTCTAAATTCCATTGGATAGTTTTGAGAATATGCATCATTAGTTGAAGCAATAGAAACACCATTGGCAAAATTAACAGGACCACCAAAAACAAGATTTTGATTTGTTGTGGCGTTGACGTGTAATTTACCTCTTGGTGATGTAGTACCAATACCTAAACTACCACCGGAAGTTAAAGTCATCAAAGCTGTTGTTGCTGGCCCACCATTATAGAATGTAAGTCCGTCTCCGCCACCAACACTTATTCTTCCATTACCCGTCACATAGTCCATCACAATACCATCTGTGTAGGTACCTGTGAAATTATTTGAAGAATATAATCCGTTATTAGCTTTAATACTACCTGTAATAGAAGTATTGCCTGAAATAATAGGAAGAATTGTACTACCAGTCAATGTTAAATTACTGGCTAACTTAGAGTTGGTTACCGAACCATCTACTGGTACTATACTTGTACCAACAACAGAGTTTTGAACCACACGAATAGTTGAATTGGCTGCTGGTGCTGATGTGAATGTAAGTGTTGCTCCATTTGTTGAATAATTTGCTGGAGAACCTTGTGTAATTCCGTTAACCGTTACATAACAAGAATTAGAAGATACTGCTGCTTGTGTTAATGTAAAAGTAACTGTTGAACCATCACCGGTAAATGTACTTACCAATGGATTCAATAAACTATTTGATAATTGCCATGGTTGAATTGTATTTGCCGCAATGGCAGACATTGTAACTGTGTTGGCACCAGGAGCAATACCAGATTGAACCATCTGACGATATACAACATAAATGTTATTTGTACCTGAAGTTGGAGCACCAGTAAATGTAAGTGTGTTTAGATTACTTACATAATAAGCAACACCTGGATCCTGAATAACGTTATTAACAACTACTTGAATATCAGCATTAGCGGATACTTGGCGTGATAGTGTAAATGTGGTTGTAACACCATCACCATTAAAATGGTCATAAGCTGTAGAACCATATTGGAAGGAGTCTGGTCTTGCGCCTAAGAAGCTCATGAGATTTCCAGAACGCTGAGTATTGCATCTGCTGAACCAGCAACAGATGAAGATACCTGAATTGAATCACTTGCTTTAAGAACCATCTTTTGATCACCACCAATTACAACAATAGTACCACCAATAGGTACTGTAGCATTTGTTACAATATATGTTGGAGTATATGAGTTGGCAGAATCTAAAACGTAAGCAGAAACTTGAATAGTATTTGATGTAGTTCTATTGGCAATAGAAAGTCCAATCACCGTTGACTGTGTAGCCAAAGGTGTTTGGTAGACTGTCGTATTGGCGGTACCAATACTAGGTTTTAGACTGTTACGGAAGTTGTTGGACATTTTTTATTATCTCATATAATGTTATATTTATGTTATTAACCTAAAGCAATACTGAATGCCAAAGCGGTAGAGACGGCTATGTAAACAGCATTAGAAGTTGCCAATGTGTTTGCTGCATTAGAGGAAACAGAACTACTTGTGGCCACGATTGTCGAACTATCAGGGAATTGAATTGCTGTACATGCTGCTACGGTACCAGTTACATTCAAATTATTATTGATGGTTAAGGCACCAGTCATGGTATCACCGGCACGCTGTACTGCTGTATTAGCAATAGAACCTACTAAGTTTGCCTGAAAGTATGCTGATGTGGCCAATGAGTTGGCTGCATTGGCCTGTACAAATGCTGCATTGGCTTGAATGTAAGCCGCATTAGCCTGTATGTAAGCAGAGTTACTATTGGTGTAAGCCGCCTGAGCAGAATTGGTTGCCGCATTTGCTTGAGCATATGCAGCTGCCGTATAAGCAAATGAATGAGCATTAGTTGTTTGAATGGTGCCATCAGGGAATCGTAAGTAACTCGTTGCACCATTAATTAGAACATTACCTACATGACTTGTGTTACCATTGATTGCCAATGATGATGTAGTAATAGAATCGGCAAAGAGATTACCTTTAACTGCGGCACCACCAATAACTTGTAGAGCACCAGAAGTATTACTGGTTGAGGAAGTACCAGTTTCAATAATCAAATACTTACCAGTATTATTGAATCTCATTACCTCATTGGCAGCCAAGAAACCACCAGTTGCCCATACCATATCACCGACAGCAGAAGTGGAATCGGTAGCAAATACTAAGTTACCACCAGCACCTGAACTTGCCACAGCACCAGTGAAAATGTATCCATCTTGTGGTTTGGTGATTGTAAAGTTAGGGTCAGCAAAAGAAGAACCGGCGATACCCATATCGACCCAACCATGGTCATTTAATGGTCCTGGATAGGTGTCGACATAAGCAATATAGTCCGCAGAACCTGTGTTGGATCCTCCATTCAGGAGTGCTGCTTGAGTATAGTATTGTCCTGCTGTACCTGTTGTTGCCACACCTTTCATTACCAAAGCAGGGTTGGTAATATTGGTATTGAAAGCATTATTACCAATATATGTGGTATTGGCAATTACAACATAACTATTGTGGTATGTGTTACCACTAAATGTAGAACCACCAGTAACAGTTAAGGCAGTAGAACTATTACTATTAGCAATATTCAAACGACCAGTCATTGTATCGCCAGCACGGAGTACGGCAGTATTGGCTAAGTTATAAGATGCCTGTGCTGAGTTAGTTGCTGCATTTGCCTGAGCATATCCTGATGTGGCGTAAGTATTAGTATTATTTGCCTGTAAGAATGCTGCGTTAGCGTATGCTGATACGGTATTGGCTAAATTATAACCAGATTGTGCAGAGTTTGTGGCAGCATTAGCCTGAGCATACGCACTAGTTGCATAAGTGTTTGTGTTGTTTGCTTGTAAGAATGCTGCGTTAGCATAAGCAGACACCGTATTAGCAAGGTTGTATCCTGACTGAGCAGAAGCAGTTGCTGCATTAGCTTGTGCGTAACCACTAGTTGCATATGTATTGGTATTATTAGCCTGTAAATAAGCGGCATTAGCATATGCCGATACTGTATTTGCCAGATTATATCCAGACTGTGCTGAAGCTGCCGCAGCGTTTGCTTGAGCAAAAGCAGCAGTAATATTGGCGTTAGCAGTAGTTACATAACCTTGTAGTAAAGTAATGTTGGTGTTCTGAGTATTATCTACGCCTTGAATATATGCTAAGTTTGTATTGGCAGTATTGTATGCCTGATTGGCTTGAGCAAAAGCGGCATTTGCCTGTATGTAAGCCGAGTTACTATTGTTATAGGCATATTGTGCTGAGTTTGTAGCAGCATTAGCCTGTAGATATGCTGCGTTAGCAGTTGTACTAACAGTATTAGCTAAATTATATCCAGACTGAGCAGAATTGGTTGCTGCATTAGCTTGCAGGTAAGCCGCATTGGCTGTGGTACTTACAGTATTTGCTAGGTTATATCCAGATTGAGCAGAGTTCGTAGCCGCATTGGCTTGTAAGTAAGCCGCATTGGATGTAGTAGAAACGGTATTTGCTAGGTTATATGCTGAGTTGGCTTCAGTAGAAATATTGTTAGCAAAATTGTATACTGATTGAGCAGAATTGGTGGCAGCATTGGCCTGTAGGTATGCTGCGTTAGCAGTCGTACTAACTGTATTAGCCAAATTATATGCTGAGTTTGCCTCTGTTGAAATATTATTGGCAAAGTTGTATACTGATTGTGCTGAATTTGTGGCAGCATTTGCTTGAGCATATGCAGTTGTGGCATACTGATTAGTTAAATTGGCCTGATTGTATGCTGCGGTTGAGTAAGCAAATAATTCTAGGCCATTAATATTGGCAGTAGGACTGTTGATGCCACCAGTAGTAATAGAATCATAAGTGATATTTGCTTCAGTCCAATTGATTACCGATGTAGGTTCAGTAGATACATTGCTAAAGAATACCCAATTACCATTGTTATGATTACGAACAACACCAGTATGTTGATAATGACTTGGTACACCACCAACAAAGTGACCCACAATACCAATATCAACCACATTCGATGAGTTATTACCAGCAAGGTAGATAATTGAATTACCTACGTTAGCAGAATTAACTTCATAATATGTTAGGTTACCAGAAATACTGACGTTACCTGAAACAGCTAAATCTTTACTAATAGTAACAGAACCAGTAATTGTTCCACCAGCAGAAGCAAATTTAGTATTTGCATTATCATAGGCAGCCTGTGCTGAGTTGGTTGCTGCGTTAGCCTGTAGATAAGCGGCATTAGCCGTGGTACTTACTGTATTTGCTAGGTTATAACCAGACTGAGCAGATGCTGTAGCGGCATTCGCTTGAGCATATCCAGAAGTAGCATAAGTGTTGGTTAAATTTGCTTGGTTATATGCTGCATTGGCAGTTGTTGAAACAGTATTGGCTAAATCATATGCTGCGTTAGCATGTAATGAGATATTGTTAGCAAAGTTATAAACTGATTGAGCCGAGTTAGTGGCAGCATTGGCTTGCAAATAAGCCGCATTAGCGGTTGTACTTACAGTATTGGCAAGATTATATGATGAGTTTGCTTCAGTTGATATATTGTTGGCAAAGTTGTATACAGACTGTGCTGATGCTGTGGCTGCATTGGCCTGTAAATAGGCAGCGTTTGCTGTAGTTGATACAGTATTTGCCAGGTTATATGCTGAGTTGGCTTCTGTCGATACTGTGTTGGCCAAATCATATGATGCATTAGCATGTGTTGAAATATTATTAGCAAAGTTGTATACTGATTGTGCTGAAGCTGCTGCAGCATTCGCCTGGTTATATCCAAAAGTTGCATATATGGTTAATTGTGCAGTTGTTACGTTTTGAGCATTATCAACACCTTGTATGTAAGTAAGTGTTGAATTGGCAGTATTTAAACCACCAGTAATGTATACAGTATTTGCTGCAGCTGTATTAGCGGCATTATAGGCAGCTTGTGCTGAATTAGTTCCAGCATTTGCTTGGAGATAAGCTGCATTAGAATTGGTATAAGCAAATTGAGCAGAGTTGGTTGCCGCATTAGCTTGTAGATAAGCAGCATTGGCAGTTGTACTGACTGTATTGGCCAAATTATATGCCGAATTAGCTTCAGTAGAAATGTTGTTAGCAAAGTTGTATACAGATTGTGCTGAATTTGTTGCAGCATTTGCCTGAGCATAACCTGATGTAGCGTATGTATTGGTAATATTTGCTTGGTTATAAGCAGAAGCCGCATAGGTATTAACAGCAACCACGTTGGCATTAATAGTATTCGTTACAATTTGGAAGTAAATAATATTGGCTGCCAAGTTGGCAGTTGTAGTATTTGCTTGATTGTAACCTGATGTGGCGTAAGTATTTACAGCAATAATCTGTGTATTTTGTGTAGTATTAACACCTACCTGATATGCCGTATTAGCTGCAATCTGACTTACTGCTGAGTTTGCATTATTATATGCCGCTTGAGCAGAATTAGTTGCTGCATTGGCTTGAGCATATCCAGACACAGCATATTGGTTTGTTGCATTTGCCTGAGCATATGCTGAATTAGCATATTGATTTGCTGCGTTTGCTTGTACAAAAGCCGCATTAGCTTGAATATAGGCAGAATTTGAATTATAATAAGCGGCAGAAGCAGATGCTGTGGCTGCATTAGCTTGTAAGTAAGCAGAATTAGCAGTAGTAGAATCTGTATTGGCTAATTGATATGCTGCATTGGCTTGAATAAAAGCGGCATTAGCATCAGTATAGGCTGCTTGAGCAGAAGCCGTAGCTGCATTAGCCTGAGCATAAGCTGCATTTGCTGTAGTTGAAACAGTATTTGCTAGATTATACGCAGAAGTTGCATATGTATTAGTATTGTTTGCTTGTAAAAAAGCAGCATTAGCATATGCACTTACCGTATTTGCTAAATTATAACCAGATTGAGCAGAAGCCGTAGCAGCGTTGGCTTGATTGTATCCGGCTTGTGCTGAGTTGGTAGCAGCATTTGCTTGTGTATAGGCGACATTACTATTTGTATAAGCAAATTGTGCAGAATGTGTTGCGGCATTTGCTTGGTCAAAAGCATCTTGAATAACTACGTTCTGGCCAGCATTAACTTCAATCAGATTGAGAATATAAGATTCACCACCAATTGGAATAATCTCATTATTTGCATCTCCAATAAACAAAGTATTGGATTTAAACGAATACGCTAAAGCACCGTCTGCTAAAGTGGTCGGTACATTCGATGTATACGACCGGAGTATCTGTATGACTGTATTGGACACTTAAAAGAACCCCGCATCGATGTTGGTAATTAATGAACCTGCTGGTGAAAGTACAAAAGAATTGGTATTTGCTTGATATGCGATAACATCAAGGTTAATACCACCAGTTCCATTAAAGTCCGCAGCACCTTTGATGGTGTTTTTACCACCATAACTGATTGAATTTACTCTTGGATTTGTTGCTGATCCAACTTGGACATTGACTGTCCCAATGACTTGTCCCATTTATTGCTCCAAAATTTTAGTGCTGATAATGTTAGTAACACCAGGCGCCACTTCAGCAATTCCTTCTAAAATTCTGGTTACATTTTGGGATGGATCAATAATAATGGTATCATAAACATAACGACCTGGAGAAATATTTGCTGTGGTCGGTGCATCCAACTGTAAAGTGATTGTTCCTGAACCTGAATTAATAGTGGTGGAAAATGTTGCTGTAACATTTGATGTATAATAGGAATGCTTCAATTGAGCTTTAGCTATATAACCAGACAAGTCGAATATATTATTATATACATCATCCAAAGTAATGGACGTTGAATATGTTGTTCCTTGTTCGATGTACAGGTCTTGGTAGGCTGCCGGCATTTAAATTCCTGATTATTGTTATTATTATATCGGATATTTAGTCAATTCCTACCTTGGCTCAAAAGTAAAATCGCTTTTTGGAGTCTTGGATTTCATCTCCGGAATTTGGAGGCCGGAACGCAAAAAATCGAAATTTTACTTTTTCTTCAATTCGTCAATTTCTAATTTGAGTGCTTTAACACACTCAATTAAAAGTGGTACTAATCTTTCATAGTCAATTGTTAGATATTGATTATCGATAGGTGCTGGAGAAACAATTTCTGGCATAATTGCTTGTACTTCTTGAGCAGACACACCAACTTCACGTTTAGGCTTATAACCAAGTGCTTGGGCAGTTTCATTCGCCTCATAGTAGAAACCGTTTAACGACATTATTTTATCTAACGGATTCTCAATAGGACCCAAATATTTCTTCAATCTCATATCTGAGTAGTAAGCAGTAATATTTGATGTTGCCCACACTTGACCACTTACATATAAACCTGTATTTGTAATTAATCCGTAAGTTGGGTTACCACCTATAGACCAAGATGAACCATAGAAACCTACAGCACCATAACTTCCTGAGTTAATCGTAACGTTACCTGTAGAGTAGATAGCTTTATCACCACCGGCAGCATTACTCCAAACAGCTTGATACCAAGCACTATCAGTTCTATTAGGATTTTGATTTACACCATTGGCCAATCCGGCAGTCAAACTCGAAGCAGTACCTGTCAATTGAGTAGTAAAGCTACCAATACTTGATTTACGATAGTAACCATCAGCACCATTAGTTACGAGAACTTGTGAAACTGTTGGATTTTCATTATTGCTTGTATTTGAGTTAAAATAACTACCAAAAATGTATCCACTACCATCCGATCTCAATACTTGATTGGCACCAGGTACTGAACCTGCCGTTTGTACGCCTAATCCATATGCAGTTGCTGCATTACCTGAAATATTGTGGCCGTAAGTTCCACCAGAACCAAGTTGATTTAAAACGTATGCGGTAGTAGCAATCTGTGTAGTACTTGTTCCGTTGGTTGCTGTTGGTGCTGTTGGTGTACCATTTAATGTTAATCCAGCAAAAGTAGGACTGGCAGATGTTCTCAAATCTTGTGGAGAACTAATATCTAAATTGTTACCAGAAGCAACAATAGTCATGCCATTATCACTACTAAATGTAACTAGTCCGTTACTTGGATTTATAGAACCTGTTGTACCATTAAACTGATTTAATGATGTATTGGCCCGAGCATATGCTGAATTGGCGTAATTGTTGATGGCCAAAGATGCTGTATTTTGAGTTGCATTAATACCTAATTGTAGATTGGTATTTGATGTAATCTGGTTTTGAAAATTGGTTATAGATGCACTCAATAATGTATTAACAGCAATAATTGAGTTATTCAATGTATTTGCTGCTGTTTGAGACGCTAAACCAGAAGAATTAACAGTAATTACTGAATCACTAATTAGATTGGCAGTAAGAATCTTGGAATAACCTGTTGGATTATTAACATCACGAATATCCCAATAAGTATTTGCTTCATTCCAACGAATGGCCGCATTGGCATTAACACCACGATTAACCGCAAATGTACTTGTTAAACCTACGTTACTATTGGCGTTAATCGTGAAAGTATTAGTATTATATACTGTTGTACCGTTAATAATAAAGTTACCAGTAACCGCTAATTGGCCACCAATTTGAGCATTATTAACAATATTTAAATTTGAACCAGAAATTAACTGTGTAGCAATAAAATCTGTAGCATTAACGTCATTTGTTACATTAATATATTTGGCAGCATTAATGTTTGCTGTAAATGAAGCATCTTTTAATACACTTAATGTGTTGGAAAGTGTAGCAGCACCAGTAACAATCAAAGTATTACCTAAATTGGCAGCACCAACAATTGTACCTGTTCCGTAAACAATAACGTTTGCACCAATAGATGCGGAATTGGAAACTTGTAAACCAGTATTAGCACCTAATGCTAATAAAGGACCACCAATATTTGCTTGACCTGAATTGGTTAAACCTAAAGATGTATTTGTAAAATAAACTTGAGTATCAACACGAAGGTTGTTTTGTACATAAGCAGAAGAACCAACACCAGTAACTTGGAGTTGTCCAGCAAAGATGGCATTGTTACCAACTTGTAAACCTAAGGTTGGGTCGTTTAGGTATAATGTTCCTGATGGCTTAATATAATTATTAGCCGCCATGTTGTTATTTTCTATTGCTAAAGCATTAGTTGTAACAACCCAATCACCAAATGTATTGGCATAACCTAATAGGGTAACTGTATTAGCCATGTGTTAATTACTCTTTTCTAATAGTTGAATCAATAGTTGCTTTAATTCACTTAAATCTTCTTTTACACTATTGATGTCGGATTTCATGGTATTTATTTCACTTGCCTGACTGGCTAAACGGTTTCTTTGGCGATAATATTCTTGTAATCCATTTTTATCATTATTGATAAGTGCCATGGAAGTTGTATCACGAATTAATGTAGAGTTGGGTATTTGTACTAGCATGATTAGTTTGTGGTATTAACGTTAGAAGGAAGAGCAATCGCTTGTAAACTTGTTGCAAAAGGAACAGCAGTTTTATCTATTGTTGTTAATACAACTTTGATAGCAAATTGACTAAAGTTTGTATATGTTTGTCCGTTTGAAGAAACATAACTTACATAACCTTGGTCTGTACCATTTGTACCTGGTGCGAATGTAAAGTCTATCAAATCTGATCTTGATTGTGAGTATGCTGTGTCTGAACTATTAGTCTTAGTCATTAACTGCCAGTTACCACTCTCAAATGTTTGTGTATCGTTACGACTTAAAATTTTGTAATATACGTTGATATCTGTATTAACAGGACGATAAGCAGTTACAGTCACATTCAAGTCACCAGAATCGTTTCCTGGTGCTAAAACAACCTTCTTAGTAACGTACTTAGCAAGCGCAGGACCGCCAAAGGATGAAGTTTCTCCTGTGATATTGGCAGTTGCCATTGATGTGTTTGCACCAGTAATGGTAATTGTTGGTGTAGTTAAGTAACCTTGACCACCATTTGTTAAGTAGATTGAAGTTACGTTACCACTCACCACGTTTGCCACAGCAGTTGCTTGAACACCATTCTTACCTGTAGGTGCTGAGATTGTTACAGTTGTATTGGAGTTACTATAACCACCGCCACCAGAAATTAAGTTTATCAAGTTATTTGATAAACTAAGGTTGTTGATATTCCAGTTAATTGCAAATGTTGATAATCCAGCATCAGAAAGAATAGGACTTACATATTGGTCAGTTGATGATAATGTTGCGTTAACAATAAATGATGTGTTGGAGTTAGCAACTAACATTCGTTCACCGTTACCATCATTCAAGTAGATATTATCTGGTGTAGATGTACCATATTTACCTGGTGTGATATTTGTGAAACCGGTCATTGAACCTGTTGCCAATGTAGCATTATATTGATACTGAATACCAGTGGTTGTTGGAACAAAATCTGTTGTTGTTACGTTGAAAGCATCAACCAAATAATTTGTTGTAGAAATGGTTGTTACAGTATTTGGAACACTATTGGCATTATTGAAATAATTCAATAATTGGTCAATTAATGAACGTTTTGGTAACTTATTAGGTACAATAAACTCAACAGTTGGACTAACAGAAGTATTGAATACACAATTATCCATTACAAACATTAAGTCTTGGTTTTGGTCGGCAGTCCAAGTTTGTGAGTTTTGTGATAAAAACAAAGCGCCAATGTAAGGTGCTGAACCAATCTTAGTAATTACAGAAGGATTAGCATCTGTTGGTTTATTCTTAACAGAACTTGATAAGGCAATATCACCAGCCGCTGCTGTCCAAGCATTATATTCATCAGAATTTGATTTCAGAATAAAGGCATACAATGTATTTGGTTGAATATAAACCGGAGCAGCAAATTGAAAACTTGTATAAGCTGTTGGATCCAAAAACTGTGGAGTTGAAGATACATTAACTTGGTCTGGTGTCAATGTAACAATAGAGTGGTCTAATGTTGAACCATTTGGATAACCATTTAATGTACCAACAATCGACAATGTGATTGGTGAGTTATCTGAAGGTTTAGTTTTAAAGAATACTTTAATAGCATTTAAGAACAAACCATTTGGATAGTTATCAGACGAAATTTCAAATGTTTGTGCTACAGGGTCATAAGGACTGTAAGTCTTAACAATATTTGTTTGAGTTTGTTGATTTGTTTGTGTAAATGTATTCTTAGCGCCAGCAGGTGAAGCACCAAAGTCAACAGATTGTGAAGTTGTTTGTAAACCTTCAGCATAGAATGTTGCTTGAGCATATGTTGTCCAAGAATTGGCATTAAAGTTGCTACCATTATCTAATTGTAATACTCTTTGGCCAGTATGGAACACACCAGCAGGAATATTAAAGATACCATAGAATGAACCATATTCATCAGTATTCATGCTACCGATAGAATATACATCACCTACAGCAGTACCTAAAGAAGCAGATAATGTTGCTACTTTTGTTGAACCATTGTAAGCAGTAATTGTTGCTGATTGGCCAATTGAAGTACCTGTACTGAAGTAAATTGTATTACCGTTATAATAATTATTGGTAGAAGATGCTAAAGGTGAAAGTTGTACAGTATTTGTAGTAGTTGCAAGTACACGACCACCATAATGTTTTTGACTTGCAAATTGACCATTGGTAGTTGTTGAAACATAATTACCATTTTGATCAAAGTAAGCATTTTGAATTGACTCACCAACAGTATCACTTGCTGAGTAAGCAGTTGTGTAAGGATCAGAAGCAACATACAATCTTACATTAGTTGTATTAGGATAATTCTGAATACCAATAATTCTGGCAGTACCAGTAAACACACCAGCAGAATATGTTCCAATAATATCACCAACTGTGAATTTACCAGAAACATTGGTTAATTCAACTACGTTTGTTTTACGAATGTAGTTTTGAATGTTTTGACCATCAAAAGATGCTTCTAATTGTGTGTTAAACAATAAGTTTTGTGTAGATATAATAATCTCTTGTGCTTGAATGTATGGCAATACAGAAACGTCTGTAATATAACCATTGTTTAAAGCATAAGTGTTACCAATGTTATCATAGTTACCTACGATGTTACTTTGTTGTTGTACTTGACTTGAATATGTTGTTGTGGCGGTATATCCAACGATTGATCCATAAGGACTTTGTACGTTTGGATTACCATGGTTAACAACAGAAATACTTGATGAATATGATGTGCCAGAAATAGTCTGCCAGTCACCAGCAGACAATACATTGATTGCAGCTGAGTTTGCTTGGAATACTTGTAGGTTAGGATCAGTAATTAACAAAGCAGGAGATTGTTTTGTATCAACCCAATTATCAACGTTTGGTGTTAAAGACATTACACCTTGTTCTGTAACATAAGCAAATGGATTTACATTAACCGTTCTAGAAGCAAATTGTTGAACAACAGCATTAGCAGTTGTAAATGGTAATGAGAAGTAGTTAATTAAACCATCAGAACCAATGTTGTAACCTAATGTATTGTTTTGGTCAGCAGCAGAAAGACCCATATTATAAGCAAGTGCCAATGATTTCAATGGATAATTGTTTACACGTTGTAAAGCAGTCATTTGATTGGTACGTTTATTGATAGATACAGCATAGTCAGGGTTTGCTGTATCAGCAGTAGCATAACTAGAGAAGTCATCTACCATAATACCATTTTTGAATCTGTTTAAACCATATGCGTCAGAAATTTGTAATGACTGAGCATTTTGTTCCAATAAACTTAATGCGGTGTAGTATTCTACATTACTGATACGAGTGTCTAAGGCACCAATATCTGCCATTGTGTAACGTTTGTGTTGAACACCGACAACAGATAAGTCTGAAACAAATCCAGGAGGTGCTTCAGATGGAATATAACCTGTATATGGATTGTGTGTGAGTTGAGCAAGTACCAATGAACCATCTGGTGTAGCAGGCAGTATTGGGTTAATTGCTGGAGAACCTTCAATAATTTGGAAAGTTCTATCTTTGCTTAATACCAATTGGTCTTTACGTCCCAAATAGTATGAGTAATCTGTTTCAAACAATGTTGAATCAACAGGAATTAATACACCTTGTGTTGATGAAGAATTTGAATAGCGGAATACAAATGCTGATTGAGCATTTAAACGAGCAGGTCTAAAGTCTACACAATCTCTGAGAGCATATAATGTACCATGTGTACTTGTGTATTTTGGAATTGATTGATATTTTTCTGGACTTGATGATACACCAGCAGAGATATATGATTGTACAGAGAAGTAACCATCACCACCAGTATGTTGATAGTAGTTTAATAATACTAATAAGTTACCAGCAGGTTGTGGAGCACCAGGAAGTAATGTAATACTAGCATGGTCATAATAACCATCACGTTGTCCGTTATCTAACACATAATGTGAAGTAACATCGTAAGGTGAACTTGCGCCCAACATAGAAACTGTTGGTGTAATAGATGGATTACCTGTATCAATAATTTGTACAATGTTCTTAACGTCAGATAGATACAAACTTTGTTTTTGACCAGGAGTTACCAAACCAGCATTTTGAATATAAACTTGTCCTGTTGAAGAAAGTGATGCAATAGGATTGTAAGTTGTATTATCAACGTGTGTGTAGGTATTAACGTTTGTTCCATTAATATTAACAGTTGATGTGTTGGCATTAATTAAATTCTTACCTTTAAGAATATAACCAGTACTGTCACCGTTTTCAACAAACACGGTAGCAAGAATTGTAGCAGTAAATGCTGTTAAGTCTGGGAAAGCAATAGTGGCAATAGTTGCAGTACTGTCTAAAGAAATATTTCTTGGGCCAGTTACAACAGAAAGAATATCACCTACGTTTACGTTAGCATTTGCACCTTTGTTTGTAACTACAATAGTGTAATTTTGTTTTGCTAATGAAGCAGGGATTGTTGTACTTGGTGTACCAAAATGACGAATTGTGTTGTTATATGAAGAATAGTTTAACTGAGCAGATACACCAGAACCAGCAGCAGTGAAAGATACGTTTCTCCACTCTTGTTGTGTTGTATATGAAGTATTAACTAAAGAAGCAACATATGGATTACCAACTTGAAAAATTAATTCAGGTGAACCTGCGTTCTCCAGTAGTGTATTGTTAAAAGCATCAAATCCAGTTGAATTCATATTTGCAGTACCATCAATTGTTGCTGGATATGATGATTTTGATGCAGCTATAATTGAATTGGCTTGTGCAATTTGATAATTGATTGCAAATACAGAAGTGGTATCTGGAGTTGTTGTCCAGTTTTGATTAACTGTTGCAACTTTTGTTGAACCGTTATAAGAAGTAATTGTTCTAAAATCACCAGCATCTGTACCAGAATTGATAGAAATTGTTGCTCCAATATAAGCAGCATTAGATGATGAAAAATAACTAGGAAAAGTAATTGTATTTGTTGTGGCAGTTACAGCATGGTCGCTCGGAGTATTCAACTGTAAATTATTAACAAACATCTTGTAAACATAAGTGTTTGCAACCGCATCATTGGTGTTGTGGTCATATGATAATGAACGAACATTGGCAGTTGCCACAACAGTAGCATTATATGCTAAAGCAGAAGATACGTTTACGGATGCTGCTGGAACATCGTGTAAGTCAATGTTTTGTTGTGTGGTAGTATCAAAGAATGTACCATTAGCACCATGAACTGTATCAACATAGAAATAATTACCATATGATAAGAACGTTGGATTATTAGTCTGTGAAGCCGTTGTTCTAGCACGGTCAGTAACCAAATCTACATTGGTTGTACTTTCAACACGATATCCATGAACATATGCCAAACCTTTACCAACACTCATAACATAAGTGTTATTTGAAGAATCGTTTGTGTTAGTCTTTGGTGTTAATTTAAAGTTATTAACAACATAGTCACCATTAGTTTCATAATCACGTTTAGCAAAGTAATCATCAATAACTGAATATACAGAACCATCTACCAATTTGGCAACGTTACCATTAGTAATACGAACTAATTCAATAAATCCATCATCATCACCAAATGTTAATGGACGTGTTTCTAATGCCAATGTAATCTGATAACGGTCAGCACCTGGTGCCTGATAGTTAGAAGCACCAACAGCAGGGTCTAATAAAGAAGCATCATTAATATAATCGTGAATTGTTTCAGTAATATTTAAACCAACACGCAAATTAGGAGTAGAATCGTACTTATCTAAAATAATTGTTTGTGGGTTAACTTGAACAAAATTACCACTTGAAATGGTTTCACCAGAAGCATTGATGTAACTACCAGAAATGTAGAATACACCTTGCGCAATAGATGCTACAGAACTTGTACCTGTGGCATTTGTTGCTTGTGCTTGGCACACTAGGTTGTTTAATGTTCCAAAAATGATTGAACCATTAGTGAATTGTCCACCTGATTTATAAGTTACAATTAATGTTGGTGGTTCACCGTTGCCGGCAGTACCAGTAGCAACGGCAACAGCAATAACTTTAGCAGTAATTGTACCAGTTGCGTCTTGAATTAACTCACCGAGAAACTGGTTAACGTCAACCAAAGCACCATTATACGTTGGTTGCAATTGAATGTAAGAACAATTTAAATTGATTGTTACTTGTCCGCCAGTAACAGGAGAATTAGAGGCAAAAATGTTATCAGCAAAGTTAGTAATTTGATTCTGAAGAATTGATTGCGATTGAGTTAATTCTCGTGCTTGTACAGCATAACCTGGTTTAAATAGAACACGGTAATAATTTTTTGCCGGATCAAAATCATCATAATAGGGGCTGACGTTAAAATTCAGAGACATTTTTTTCCTTTAAAATCCTAAGACAAATTTATATTGTTCAATACCATCAGAACTTCTTTGTACACCTGTTCTATTTTCAATAACAGTCATATAACCAGAGAATGGTACAAAGTCTGGAGTGCTAACAGATAATAATGTTCTTGCTGTTTTTGATGTATTTCCTACAACAGTAGCATTAAGTGTTGGAGTTCCTGTTATATTTATGATGCTTATAACATTGGTTGCTGGATTAAAACTTAAAACGGTTCCAACATATGATGCTGTTTCTAAAGAAGCGCCTTGATATACCAACTCATCAGAAATATAAGAACCAAAACCTGGAGAAACAATTAAGTCAGTTGAAACTTTATAAATGGAACTGTTGGCTGGATTTGGAAAAGTTCTTAATGATGTAGGATTAACTACAATACCAATTTGGCGATAATCGATATCTGTTGGAATAATACCACCTTCTGAGCCATTAAACTCACAGGTAATCATGGTATGGCTGCATCCTAATTCTGATACAGGATCAAACCCGTGGCCACCAATCGGAGACACATGGGAATCGAGTACGGCGCCACTTCCAATAGCACTTACTACATCGATAGTATAATTTGAATAATTTGAACCTGGATTGGTTACAACAACATCGGTAATTACTCCATTTTGAATTACAGGAGTACCTGCAGCACCAGTACCAATACCAGAAGTTGTGGTAACTACAACATCTACCACAGCATTTGCTGGATCATATCCAGAACCACCATTTATCACGTTAATTACTTCAATATCACCAATACCAGCTGCTGTTGATAATGGATTTGGTGTGTTGTATCCGATAGGAACTGGCATCCAACCAGCATCCATAAAGGTCTTTTTAGAACCTACGTCAATCGTATACATGTATTTCCATTTGTAACCATCAGTACCAATATAGATATTATCTGTTCCGTAACTTCCTGGTTGGAAGAATGGTTCTACTGTGGACAAAGCACCATTATTATTCCAAAGGCACTTGAATACTTGGTCGTAACGATTTCTTACATAAAAAAGATTCAACAATAAACCGTTTTGGTCCAAAGCAAACATATCGATATTATCTTGATAATACTGATAAACAACATTTGATTGCCAATCGATACGCTGGATTACTGGAGAAATTTGATTTGAAGATACTTGTTTTGCCACAAACATATTAGCAAAAACAGATTTAATATATCTTTGGTCTTGAGTTGGTACAGGTGGAACATTATCATCTGGCCAAGAATCAACCCTAGAAAGAAAAACATAGAGTGTTGAGATTGCTTGGTTTGTAACCGGCAGCACGGATACAGGAGCAAAGTAAGATTGCTCTACTTGAGATACTTTTGCTGCGTATGTTAAAAGGTCTTGATTTGCCATATTGATTTATTTATCTATTAACCCCAAATAGTTCCATTAGGACCGGTGGTTTGTGTGTACCAAATTTGTGCAGCACCTGATGTATAGTCTGCATTACACCAATATAACCTTACTCCATTACCAATTGCATTACCGGCATCCAAGAACATCATACCTTTTTTATCTCCGGCAGAACCATTTGGATATGTAGGAGTAAAATCTATCCATGAGATAGCATATGCATGCTTAGAAACACCAGTATTTGATACTTGAATACGGCTATTGGCCATATCAATAATGGTGTTTGGTTGTGTGTAATTATTAGTACCAAATGAAACTGTATTGGATGCAATAGATACTACGTTTGCATACACGGTATTTGAACCAACACGGGTTACACTAAAATTAATTACTGCACCTTTATTTGTATCACTAAAGTTTTCAGCTGCCACAACATCCATTCTAGCAACACCTAATGGACTGTATGATGTTGTACCGTATCCATTACCAGAGAATCTCATTAACACATCACCTGCTTGAGCAGCACTTGGTGCTGCAGCAGAACCTCTTGATGTACGACCAGCAATCAATCCATAAGCATTACCAGAAGCACTAGCGGAATCTATAACAATTCTTGTTGGAGTATTATCTAAACCAACAATTTGCATCATATAACCAGCATTAATAGGTGTCTGTGAAGCGTATGTAGAACTACCAATAATTTTTACTAATGCTGTTTGAGCAGAAAAAGAATTATTATTAATAGTTAAAGATCCATTATTATTTCCTAAAATATTAACTTTAAAGAAATTTGCAGTAGATGTTGTATTATTTGCAATTAAATTACCATTAAGGTTTAAATTGTTTAATATAATGGTTGATGTATTTTGAACAGCAGTATTAACTTGATTCCAAATAGTTTGAGTTGTTGTGTTTTGTGTTGCACTTACACCCGCTTGGTAAATGGTGTTGGCAGCTGCTGAGTTTGCCTGAGCAAAGGCTGCTGCAATATTGGCATTAGCAGTAGTTACATAACTTTGTAACAATGCAATATTAGTATTTTGTGTTAAGTCTACACCTTGAATAATTCCAATTAAAGTATTCTGTGTGGCATCAACACCAACAGTTACGTTTGCCTGAGCATAACCAGAAGCGGCATAGGTGTTAACAGCAGTAATATTGGTGTTTTGTTGAAGGTTAACACCAGTTTGATATGTTACTGTAGCAGTAGTTGAGTTAGCTAGATTGTAAGCGGCCTGTGCTGAATTAGTTGCAGCGTTAGCCTGTAGGTAAGCAGCATTAGCTGTTGTTGATACAGTATTGGCTAAGTTATAACCAGACTGAGCAGATGATGTGGCTGCATTGGCTTGAAGGTAACTAGCATTGGCAGTAGTACTTACAGTATTGGCTAAATTATATACAGACTGTGCTGAAACTGTGGCAGCATTTGCTTGTAAGTATGCTGCGTTAGCAGTTGTACTAACTGTGTTTGCTAAGTTATAACCAGATTGAGCAGAAATGGTTGCTGCGTTTGCTTGTAAATAAGCGGCATTTGCAGTTGTACTAACTGTATTTGCCAAATTATATCCAGACTGCGCTGAAACTGTGGCAGCATTGGCTTGAGCATAACTTGCTTGTGAGTATACTAAAGTTGCTGGCGCTGTGTTTTGATATGAAGCGTCACCAAAAGAAATTCCACCATTAACCAACAATGGTTCATACATTGTAATAATATCTTCATTAATAGTGGCAATAATATCATTTGAAGTTGTTCCACCAGCAATAAATACAATATTTGCACCATAAGAAGCAGTACCAATAACAAGGTTTGCTACGTTACTTAATGCTGTAGGACCTTGAACATACAAATATGCATCCAATGGTTTCATAGAAGAATATGTTGGATTACTAAATGTAGATCCATTGATACCCAAATCAATATAATTATTTGAATTGGTACCTGTGTCCGAGGTAACAATTAAATCACCTGAACCATTACTATTAAAGTTTTGTAAATTTAATTGTAAAAAAGTTGGATCCGAACCAGAAAATTGTGCAATAGTGTTTGAAAATACTACAGGATTACCACCAACATTTAAAATTTCATTAGAATAAAGACCTTGTGCCAAAGTATGTGCCGTCATTTGAAATGTAGTATCTGTAGGAATATCTACACCAGCAAAAATTGTATTTGCCGTATTGGCATTAATCATTGTAAAAAACGGTAATTGCGTTATTTTTACGGAGCTCATTTCTTATCCTAAAAGTATTATGTCGTTGTTTTGTGTTACAATTCTATTACCAAATTGGTCTGTTAACTCAGGGAAGAATTGAGTTCCAACAGGACCATCAATTCTAACGTTGGTTGTTAATACAGTCCTTCTAACAGTCATTAATGAATTAGCAGCAGAAGTTAAATTAGAACCTACTGTAATTGTATTGGCACTAGCATTAACTCCAATAACCAACAATTCTGAATTATTAGCAACCAAAACATGGTCACCAGGGTATACAATATCTAAAATAGGAGCCGCAGTATTGCTATAATTTTCATTATTAACGATATCATAAGAACCAGTCAGACTTGATATATTTATCACATTGCTACCAGCATTTGCCGTTACATAAGCAACATTTGCATAGGTCAACCAAACATTATCTTTCAGTACAACAGTATTTGCTTGGCCATCGTTAATTGATATAACCTCTGAACGAACTTGGAATCCATTGGTTAATGTTAAAGTTATAGAATCGTTTGGAAGAATAATTTGCTGTAAATTGGCACCAACTAAACTACCAAATTGAATAATATTATTACTCTGATTTACATAATCAGAAGTCATTGAAGCATAAGATCCTGGATCACCAGTATAATAACCTAATGTGTGTCCTTGATCCAAATAACCAGATTCAGTAAAGTTGATATTTGCTTGACCTTTCATAGCAAAACGACCAATAACCTGCATACCTGATGGATGTAGTAAATCTAATAAGGTTTTTCTATAAGCAGCAATCTCTTTTTCTAATGTAATTTCATAAGTGTAGTTATTGTATTTTGGACTTTGTAATACATCATATGAACTTAATTGGCCAGAACTGTCCAAATATTGACCTTGAGAAATTGCCAAACCATTCAAGAAACTTGTATTTCCTCTAGCTGTACCGTCACCGTAGGTAATTACACCACTACTATCATACTTGGAGTTTACATTCAATGAAGCATAAGAATTGTTTAATCTTAATACTGCACCAGTTGGATGATATCCTGGATTCGTAATAGGACCAGCATATTCTACAACCAATGGTAAGTTATAATTTGGAACATTATTATAGTTATAGAGGCGAATATTGTAAAGTGATTGTGCTGTATTGGCAAAAGAAACCAATTGTGTAATTGAATCTACAGTAGCAATATAACTACTATTGTTCAAACTAACACCTTGATATACAATATCGCCTTTAGTTGGCAGGTTAGTAATTGATACATTACTTACACAGATATCTTGTACTTTTAGTGAAATATTTGGAGTACTAATGTAATCTGTGCCTGGATCCGTAATATTGAAAGTTGAAATAGAACCCACACGGTTATAAACAGGAGAGAATGTGGCACCAGAACCTAATACACCTGGAACATAAATTGAAGCATTTGATGCTTGTGTATTGGCTGAATGTACGGTAACGGAAGGTAAACCATTTACTCTATAACCCATACCACCTAATGGATAACGATGTGGTGTCTGTTCATATGTTGAATAAACATAATTAATGGCAGTAATCATTCCGTTGGATGCTACCTGAGTTACGTTTGCGTGTGCTCCATAACCAGTACCACCAGAAAAAACAATAGTATCATTAACTTGATAACCTAAACCACCATTAACAATTTGAATTGGTGCTAAAATACCTAAGTTGGTCAAATTACTAACTAAACTATCTTCGACAGCAAATTCTGAAGTGGCCACAACTGTAGGTGGCTGAGTGATACCACCACCAGCATTTTGAACTAAAATGGAACCGATTGGATATGTTGAGAATCCAGTAAACGTAAAGGCATTGGCCAAAGAAGTGTTGGCATTAGCTGTTAAATTATTAGCAAAGTTATACTGAGATTGTGTCCAATTTGTAGAAAATGCACCACCAGATTCGTTTCGTGGGTCTTTAGTATTGGCACCAACGGAGTATGGTAAACCATTATGGTAAACGTTTCCAATATACTCAAAACGTTTCAAAGCAATAACGTCAGTAGGAATTAATGATACATTGGCAACGCCAGCTGGGTTTAGAGAACCAACAACAGCAATTGGTGCCGCAGCACCAGCATTCAAATCATTAAAAGAAATAACGGTATTTGGATAAGCAGTATAACCATAACCACCGGTAAGTACTGTAACCCGTTGAATGGAACCGGAGGTGGTCGTGGCAACTGTTGCAGTAGCACCATGACCTGTATTTGAATTTAAACCACCGTAAAACACTACAGGATCACCTGGTTGATATGCCAAACCTCTATTGTTTGGATCGACTTTTACTTGAGAAATCTGGCCAATAACTTTTGCGGATAAAGTTTCAGCACCAGGTGTACCAACTGGTACTTGTTGACCATTTAAGAAATAAACATCTTGGTTATTACTATCAACAACACGAACAAATTCTCCAGATTGGAACAAACGTTCAATATTTGAAATAAAGACTTCTGTTTTAGTTCCATCAAACGTTGAAGTTTCAATTGTTGCAATTGACTTGGTTGTTTCACCAAAGATTCTTAAATTGGCAATATTTAAAAAGTTTGGATTATTACTGGCTAAGTTAAGACTTTGAGCCACATACCATGTTCCAGAGGATGCTTTTAATACAGCATCTTCGGTAAAGAAGAAATCAACATCGGTATTATAAAGAATACGAAATAAAAATTTGTATGAAGCGGGCGTACCTTTAGTCTGATACAACTCTTTAGCAATTTTAATTACTTTTGTTTTATCAGTTAATATATCCGCAGGGAAAAAAGGTAAAAAATCATTAGTAAAGAAATCTAAAAACTGAGTTGTAGTTTCATCAATATCTTTATAGGTTAAAAGATTCTTCGAAACATCAGTTACATTGCCTTCTTGTTCTAACCATTCGTAATATGCTTGTACGAATGCCACAAAATTAGCATATGACGGATCTTCCCGAATAAACTCAGGAAGTTGTGACGCTACTAATAGCGAGGTTTTTTGATTACTTTGAATCATGAATTCGTTTTAGCAGTAACGTTAACTGTAATGGCATTAGGATCATAAGGATCGATTGTTATAATTCCATTGAATGTAGATGAAATTATTGAGGTTGTTGGAGTTGCAGTAATTGCCAACTCTCCTAATGGATTATCTATGCCAACAGGATTAAAGTTATTTAATGTAATAACACCATTAATATAGTCTACAGTACCAACATTTGAATTTAAAATGGTCTTAACTTGATTTGCATTATAGTAATAAGTTCTTAGTGCACCAAATCTCCCCTGAAGATTAACTACAACTGCACCACCTTGACCTGTTGTATCGCCAGTTTGTGGAGTAATTGTTGCAATAGCACTCGTATAGTTATTTCCTGATGAAGTAACATTAACAGCAGTAATTGCACCACCAACAATAACTGCATGTGCTTCTGCACCAGTTCCGTCACCAGTAATAGTAACTTTTGGTGGTAACTGATAACTATAACCAGGATTAATAACTGAAATAGTATCTACACCATATGTTGCTGATGGAACTTCTTCGATAAACACACCAGTAATTGTATTAGCCTTGTTTACGGGATCCAAATATTGAATGTCTGGTGAATTACTAATACCACTTAACAATACACCTTTTTTTAATGGTGTATGGTAATATAAGTTATAAGTTTGTGTAGAAGATAAATTAGGGAAAAACTTCTTCTGTAATTGTAAATTAAAGTCACTGGTCACAATAGAAGCGTCATAACTTTGGATCGTATTTAATAAATCGTAGGCATTAAATGATGAATTAAATGTATTAAGTGTGGATGTACCAAACTTTTGAATAGCATTTGTAATACCTGCCTGAATTTGTGAAGCTGTTTGTGTAGTCTTAGTTGGATCATATAATACATCAACAGTCAATGCGATATAAGTATAATCTGGATCGACAATAGAAGGTTTAACAGTTAATACTGAAATTGGTGAAATAACTTCGGATAACAATCTTGTCTTTTGTGTGGCAGTCAATGTATAAGAACCTGTTGGTTTTAAACAAATGAATACTTGGCCATATACTGGTGGACTATTTTCTTCACCACCCCATACGTTTACAGCATCAAAAGAAATACCTAATTTATTTTCCTGTATCATACTAATGTAATCACTCTTAGTCACCGCACGATTTTGAGCAGCATATGACTTAGGTGCTTGAAACTTAATAGAATCAATAGACTCTTTATCACCACCTTGTGTGGCAGAAGTTACCGAAATAACAGCAGAAGGTGGATAACCTGAAACAGTATTCAATAATACAAACGAATTGGCACCAGCGCCACTCGTACCTTCAGTTGAAAGGTAGTTTACTCGTAAAATATTACCGTCAGATAATTTTTGACCCAATACACCATCACCAAAATAAATTTGATAGTTTCCATTTAATGCTTCTTGTAAGAAATATACCTGTGAAGTATTAGTTAATTGTAAGAAATTGGAAGCAGGGTTATAGATAACTGTGAATGAATTGGATGAAGATTGTTGTACAGACACTTGTAATGTTGTTGTATCGATAGCATTGTCTGGAATTTCAAACAGATACTTTGGATTTGTAGAAGAATCTACAGTAAATGAATAAGTTGCTGGTACACCTTGTTTAATTACCACATTTTGAAAAGTGGCAGTATTATTTACTGTGTTGACTGTATATGAATCAGGATTAGTAAAGGTATAGTTTACCCCGTTAATTGCAGCAGAACCAAAACTCTGATAGGCAGGTAATGTTAAAGAACCTGTAGTAACGCCAGTAAATACAACGTTAACCGTGGCAGTAGGGGCAATGGCTGATTTTGGTGTATAACCTAAAACTTTTGCTTGAGAAACGACAGAACTTCTTTGTACTGCCGAATCCAAAAACATTTCATTAGCAACTTGATTCAAATAATAAGCATTATATTGTGTATTGTATGCCAGTACGTCCAAAAGAACATTTAGACCAGAACCTTCAAAGTTATAGTCTTGGAATGTATTTTGACCCTGTAAATAGGTAATAAAGTTAGACTTGATAGAATCAAAATCTAAATTTGTTAATTGCATGTTACTATTTGCGCCGGCCATTATCTGGTCCTTTGTAATAAAATGTTAATTGCTGTAGGTGATGTTTGATTACCTATAAAAACCGTTAGTGCCACATTAAAGGCATTACCATCTGGATTAGCACTCACAACAAGAGTATTGATTCTGGCTCTTGGTTCGTAGTTTGTAATCGTCCGAGTGACTTCATTCTGAATTAGTGTGGCTGTTAATGGAGTTACTGGTTCAAACAATAATCGATTTAATGTACTTCCAATGTCTGGTTGAAACAACCGGTCATATAAATTGGTATTCAAAAGATTACGGATTGAACGGATTACTGCCTGTTCATCATATTTCATAGACACATCACCTGTTGCCGGTGAAGGCAAGAAGGTTAAATCTAAGTCTGAGTATATGTGTTGATTGATTGCCATTCTTTATTTATGTTGATTTTGGTAGTAAAAAATCTATTTTAATTTAGGTAATTCATTTAAGTTAGCAGCTGCCAATAACATTTGCTGGCTACTTTCATTAGCTTTAACCATTTCATTTCTGAATGATTCTACTGCTGCTCCTGTACCTCTTTGTTGTTGACTGTTTTCAATTAATAATATTGGAAGCCAAGCCATGGAACAACCCCATTCTTCTACATCAGCACCAGTATTAGGGTTTTTACCAACCACTTTCATAAACCATGAACATTCGAGTTGTTGGCATGGTTTCATTCCTAATAAAGGACAATTTGCTTTTGTTTCAATTTTCATTATAATATCACTTTCTTATCATGTATTTGATGTGTTTGCCGTAATTTTTAGTTCCATAGAAACAAATTCCCAGGATTCTGTTGTAGTGTTCCAAACTGGCGCTGTATTTGCTGGAATATCACCTGGAAATAGTGGTTTTACCCATTGTGGATTTTCTGCCGTCATAATTATTCCTTAGTTTTTAGTGCAAATGATTGCATCAACATATTGTACAGCTAAATTTGAAATTGTGTGGTTATGTGCAACTCCACTACCATTGTTTTGTGTACTGATTCCTGTTCCTGCACCATATGTACCAATACCCGTACTTGCACCATAAATGCCAACACCAGTGCCGGATCCGTAAGTATATAGATACACACCACCACCAGAGGTTGTTGATACGGCATCATATGAGAAATTTCCTGCTACACTAAAACCACCTTGTGTAGCAATTTGGTCGTCCGCACCAAAAATATGAGCATGTCCAGGATCATAAACTCCGTGTGAGTGACCAGGATCTGAAATTCCGTGGTTGTGTCCAGGATCCGAAACTCCGTGATTGTGTGCAGGCATCTGACTAACGTTAATTGCAGTACCATCAACAGTAGTGCCTGCTGAAAAAGCTGAAGTAAATGCAACCGAACCTCCAGAACCAACAGAACCAGAACCATTAACAATTCTCAGAGCTTTATCGTTGTGGGTGGTTTGTCTTGTCCAACCCGTAGGTGCGGCAGCTTGTTGAAATATTAATGCAGTACCTGCTGGAAAGTATGCACCAGCCGCCAAAGCATTGGCTGAATTGGCTTGTGAAAATGCTGAAGCTGTTAAATTATTTAAAGAACTAATATTATTGGTATGTGTATTAGCTAATGTATATACTGATGCTGCATAACTGTTTACCGCTGAAATATTTGTATTTTGAGTTGTATCAACACCTTGTGTATATGATGTAATTGTGTTTGCTTGAGTATAAGCTGCATTGGCAGTTGCATATGCAGAGGCAGCATATGTGTTTACTTGAGTAACTCCTAATCGAGCCACTCCGTCAGTAGCAGTACCACCACTTAAACCATTGGCAAAATTATAAACATTTTGTGCATAATTATTAAGTGAAATGATTGAATTATTCTGTGAAGTGTTTATACCTTGGTTAAATAAAGCAATTGTATTGGCTTGATTGTATGCTGCATTAGCTTGTATAAACGCAGCATTAGCTTGAACGTAAGCAGGATCTATAGCAACACCTGGAGTACCTAATGTACCAGTAACATTGGAACTGCCAATAATACCTATAACTTGATTTACAATGGATGATACAACATTGGCATCTAACGGTAAATTAAAATTAATCATTAGTATCCTAACTCAGAGTGTAGTTTGCTGGTTCCAATTAGTTGAATGAGTGAGTTTTGTGTACCACCCATATTACTAAATTGTAGGAGTGTTTGATAGTCTTGTAGAACTGATAAAGAATTTTGATAAAATGCCCAATCTTGTGTTCTTTGGCCATCAACCAAAGTTTGTAAAGTTTGTACATCAGATACAATTACATTCATTGCTGCATTTGATATATTACTTGTATTTGCTGTAATTGAATTATTTAATGTATTATAATCAATGGTAATATTATTACTTGAATTTGATAACTGTGGTCCAATATACAAACTGGTAAAATTACCAAGTATAGGTGTATTATTTTGTACACCATCTGTTGTACTGGTTATGTTTAACATCTGGCGACCAACAGCCAAAGCAGAAGTTAAATCTGGATACAAAGCAGTATTGGCAGAACGAGAAACACCAGATAAATTATTAGTATGAGTTGTAAAACTAATTAAAGATGAAGATAATGTTGCCAAACTACTAGATAACGTATTTGCTGTGTCTGGAGCATTAGTAAAAATGGTTGTATTTGAATTGGCCAATGTTGCCAAACCGTTTAAATAGATTGATAGTGTTGCCAATACATATTGATGTGGATTTTGATAATAACCACCAACGTTACTATTGGCAAGGTCATTAATCTGCCATTGAGATAATTGTATGTTTGTGTTACTAATATAATTAATAACATTTTGTGAAAGTACATCCGCACCATTAAATAATGATGTGTTGAAATTGTATCCTAATCGACCATATACACTCATGATTATATTTCCATCGGACTAGTTGGTGGTGATGTTGGGAAACCTTTGTTACCAATATGAACGTGTTGGTCTACCTTCAATCTAAACATTTCCATTGCACCAAACATATCGGATACAGTAGGTGCAAACATTGATATACCAGCATTTATAAAACCTACTGCTGTGATTGACCCTGGTGTAGCAGGACCAGGAAGTCCAACATTGATACCACCAAGTGTTGAAATGCCTGCGGTTGGATTTGCTGAACCAGGAATACCAGCATGAATACCTGTGCCTGCGGTTACTGAACCTGAAGAATGTAAAGAATCAGCAAGTACTTCACCATGAACCGTAACATCAGTATCAACAATTAATCTATCACCAGCAATCATGTGAATTGATCCAGTTTGGCCAAGATTGTTAATATTTAAGTCTCCACCTGCACTCAAAGTCATATCACCTTTGGCTAATACATTATAATTACCATCAACAACTTTATTAAAATCACCTTTAATGTGTTCGTAGGCATCGCCTTGTACGTCCAATACCGCATCACCTTGAATCGTAATATTACAAATACCTTGAATTAATACATTGTTATCTTTAGCAACAATAGTATAATTTGTACCAAGTATTTTGTGAACTACTGAACCATCAGGTTGAATTTCAGTAAATGTTCCAGCTTTATGTTGTGTTCTAATACGTTCAGCACCAGGAGTATCATCAAACTCCTGAAAATGACCAGATTCGGTCTGCATTACATTGTTGTATGGGTACTGTGTATTGGATGCCGATACCGGTTCTGTCCATGAGTAATCTACTGTACCTGCGCCACTTGAATTAGCCATAATATGTCCTAAGGTTTAGCAGAACTTGGTGCATTAAATCCAGCGGCAGAAAATACTGCTGTTGTTGCTGCTTGTTGTGCTTGTGTATTTGCCACAGGAGTTAGACCTGGTGTTAAAGCAGCAATTGCTAAATTTGCCGGAGCAGCAGCTAAAGCAACCGAAGCGGAAATTAATTGTGATGTTTGATTTATTACATCTTTAGCTGCTGAAATAATACTATCAGATGAACTTGTATCAATACTATTAGTTGAATCTGCCACGACAGACAAATATCCTGCTTGTAATTGTGCATATGCTTTTTGTAAACAATCTTTAAAGAAAACAATCAATTCAGAAGGTAAAGCAAGAATATAAGCAATTAACTGTTTAATAGCATTAACATAAACAATTAAACCATTAATTTGAGCGGTTAAATCTTTTACCCATTTAGTAGCATCAGCAATATCGTGTGCTAATTTTTTTAATTGTGAACTTAATCCATTGGAAGTTGGCGTTACACCTAAAAAAGCTAATAGAGCTTTAATACCATTACGAATTGCAAGAATAATTTGTCTGCCTACTGAACCTGCTTTAAATAATGCGGTACTAACAGATGCCGGTAAATTACAGACGTGAGCAATATTTTGATTCGATTTGCGTAATGATGTGTCTGCGTTAGGAGCATTACCTGAAGCATAGATTGGAGTATTAGATGGTGCACCAGGTTGTGGTGTATCGCCAGATGTGACTGTTGTTGGTGAATTGTTGGCCGTAGTAACAACAGGCAGTGTTGCACTTGTTGATGTTGGTTTAGAATTTAATAATGCAACAAAAGCTGCAGCAGTTATACCAGCAACTTTAGTGGTAGGACTTAAATTTGATAATAAATTTGCCATTTTATTTTGGTTTTATTCCTGGAAGAATACCCATCATAATTGGAAATTGACCTGATTCTCCATCCATGAAGAATCCTACAATCCAATCTCCAACCCTTGGTTTACTAAAAGTATTAGGTGAATTTAATGGTAACATTGGGTGTGCCCAAGGTAAATCTTTTGTGGGTAATGCAGTAGTATCGTCTGTGTGCCATCCAAATATACGAACTTGGCAACGACCAATACCTAACGGATCCTTTCGTGCATCTTCATTTTCAATTACACCGACCCACCAAATAAACCCACTTAATCCAGCAAAATTATTACGTTCCATTATATCTGTACACCATTAATATATTGAGTTAAAGAAGTATTTGTACCTGAATAAGAAGTATTTACACTTTCTTTACACATTTCTAATACCGTTATATATCCGTTGTTTTTAACGATATGTCTGCACGCAGTCACAAGGTATCTACCTGAATAAAATGGATCAGGTTCTCTCGTAACATTTGAACCACTTTGTGTAAAGTTTACTGGATCAATTCCATAAGTATTAAAATTAACAACCGTACCGGCAGATAATAAAGGATCACCAGGCACAGAGATTTTAATTCGCATATAATTTGCTAATGCTAATTGAGCAACTCGATTGGGAATGTATTTTTCAATCTGTACATCATTAGCAACTGCATCAGGTCCTTGTGATACATATGTATTTTTCTTTTGATTGGCATTACCAGAACTCATTCGAAGTGTACCAATTTCAAGACCAACTGCAGTTTTTGGTGGTGTTTCATACATCGTACCACCCAATCTATTCTTATAGTTGTTGGTCAAAGGAAACTTATTCATTGTTTTGGTATTTGGATTTGAAAGAT